CCATCCCTGCACCGAAAAGACGCAGGTGAACTTCGCAGGCTGCGCCTCTCGGCAGGGCATCGACTGCCCACTGACCAGCATCGATCCCAGCGACCGCGACACGCCACTGCGACTGGCTGACATCTAAACTAGGAATCGACAGCGACTGCGACGACAGCGCGAGCGGTGCGCCTGGCGACAGTGCGACCAGACCGGTCGAGGCCTGATCGGATCTAGCTAGCTGAGTCGGTCGACCAGGCACGAGGGTGAACGCAGGCATCTTGCGCAGCGTGTATGCGCAGGCAGCGGTGCGACCGAGCGCTGCGATAAATGTCGCAGACCATGCCATCAGTACAGCCTGCCGAGTTGGCTGAACCGGTCGATGGTCGTCCGAGCCTGACCGACTGACCCTGCGAGCGCGTCGCCAGACTGACCGAGCGACCAGGCCTCCGCCATGTCTTCGCGCAGTTCCAGACGCAGATCGAAGGTGCGACCGCGCGAGGAAGACGTGATGATTGGGTTGTCAAGTTGGTCGTCTGGCAGCTTCAGGTGCGGGTAGAAAGTGCGCCGTCTGCACAGCAGCATCCCTGGATGGTCGTACCGCAGGTTGCGAGAAAGCTGCACCAGGAACGTCGACCCGATCGCCGTGATGGATTGCACTTTGTGCACCTCTCGCGCGCCGCCTGGACTCGGTGACTGGATGACCACCTCGTCACCTGAGAGGATCGACGCCGATGGATCCCACGGCGCATACTTGTTTGCCGGGATGCCGATGACGTTGACGCCTCGCGACGCGCCTGCAACGGTGTAGCTACCAAACGCTGCACGACTACCGACTGCGACGCCGATCGAGTAGCCTGCGAGCAGGTGCGACTGCAGCGACCGGAGACCACGGATGGCGATGGCCTCGTTGGTCACGTCTGGTCGGAGGTGCTGACGGATCAAGACGACCCGTCGCCAGTCGCCATAAAGCTGTCGAGTCATGCCGCCTGCGATCGTCTCGGCAGTCGCTGCGTTGACTTCAGGGTCTTCGTCCTGCAGGTCGGAGATGAAGTCTGGAATCGTGATGGTCTCCAGATTCCCAGTCCCCATCGGGTACCAGCTAATCGTCGTTGCGCTCATGATGCAGGCCTGATGGTGGTAGAGGAGGCGCGACCGTACGTGCCATATTGGGCATCGTATTGTCTAGCTAGATCATCGAACGGGTTCGACCGCACCAGCGCCTGCGACCTGCGTGGCCTGGTCGACATCATCGCGAGGCGATCCGACTCTCGCGCGACCGCAGCCTGACCGTTGGTGGCTGTGCGTGCTGAACTAGACGATCGGCTCTGGCGACCGCTGAAAATGTCCTGAGCCGCTGCTCCAACCGCTGCGCCGCCGCCTGCGCCTACTGCTGCTCCGAGAGGCCCGCCCAAAGCAAATCCCGCGACGCCGCCGATCAAGGCACCGATGCGTGCGCCGCGCTGCTCCTCGTCGCCCTTGAAGATCTCGCGCAGCACCTCACCGAGAGCCTTAGCAATGGCGACCGGTAGCTCGACAAGCAACGCGAAGAAAATCTGAGGCGCTGCCTCGATCAGCGCTGGGATGAGGTTCTGGATCAACGAGATCGCAAAGTTCGGGAGCACTTGACCGATCAGCTCTGGCAGCGCCTCGATGGCAGTGAGCAGTCCAGCCTGCAAGCCCTTCAGCGACTCCTTGATCCCCTTGACGCCCTGCTCACCAATGAACTGCAGACCCGAGACGGCAGCGCCTGCGACACCGAGACCTGCTCTGCCTGTCGCACCTGCGATGGAGGAAATCGCACCGCCTGCATCGCCTCCGAGCACCTGCGTTCCGACTGCGATGCCTGTCTGCGCGCCTTCAAACAGGCGTGCCCTCCTGGCTGCGTCAATCTCAGCCTGGCTTGGTCCGATAGGGTCACCAGCGCGACCGACCAGCGTAGGACCGCCTGCTGCTGCTGCTGCGATTGCTGCAAGGTCGGAACGGGTGCGACTGTCTACAGTCGACACGATTTGTCGACTGGGTATCTTGTCCTTGTCCTTGTCCTTGTTTTTGTCTTCGTCTTTGTCCTCATCGCCATCGCTACCGCTGGGAGTGACTCCACCTGCATTGATCTCGGCTGACAGTTCGCGCAGTCTGAAGACCTCTTGCGCGCCTGTCGTCAGCGCCTCCTCCGCACCTCGAAACCCTGCAGTCACTGCGGCCTCTGGCAGACTCCCTGTCATCGCGCTTGCGACCGCTGCTGGCACTGCCTTCGCTGAGTCTAGCAACTGATCTAGGTGATCTTGGAAGGTAGCTATACCGGCGGTGAAGTCCCCGTTCTTGATCTGCTCTAAACCAACCAGCATAGTCTCGATGGAACCGATAAAGCTCTCGAATGGCGCGCGCATTCGAGTCTCTGCGTTTTCCATGCCCTCGACGAAACCGTTGATAGCTCCCTTGGCAAAATGGAAGCTGAGAATCATAATCTCAGTAAATGTGTTCAGCTTTTCTGTACCATCGATCATGTCGAAAATCTGAGCCTTCAGACCAGCCATCACGGTTTCAAGTTGCGCCGTTGCGCGCTGCCAGGCCCCAGCCTCTGCCGCTGCCTTCGGTCCGACCTTGACACCGAACTCCTTGGCTAGTGCAACAAAGGACTCTAGCTCTGTTCCACTCAAAGCCTGCAGCAGTTTCCCTGCAGACCTACCGAGAGTGTCATTCGCTAGCGAAGATCGCAGCGCGCTTGTCTCCATCTCGTTCAGCGCTGCAAGCGTCTCGCGAAACACTACATCCCCATCGCGCAATTCTCCGGTGAGTTCATCGCGGACCGAGACGCCAAGCGCCTCAAATGCGTCTGCAGTCTTGTTGCCTCCATCGGCAGCGGCAGTCAGGTGTCGACCGAACTGATCGAGGCCAGACGTCAACGCAGAAAACGACAGGCCCGATCCCTCTGCTGCGAGGCGCAGTCCCTGCAGCGTGTCGGTCGCGATGCCAGATCGAGTTGAGGCGTCAGTGATGTCGTTCCGTAGGTCTGCGATCTCCTGCCCAAAAGCCTTCAAAGCACCGACAGCAGACGTGACGGAACCGAGCAGCATGGTCCCGCCCATCGCGACAGCGAGACCAGCCACCCCACCTGCCAGGCCAGACACACCACCGAGCGCGCCGCGCAGACCTGTCGCCATGCCGCGCAGGCCACCGGTCGCAGTCTTCGATCGGCGGTTCATCGTTGTGATCTGGCGACCAGTCTGGACGGATTCATCACCGAGGTGATCGACCGCGCGCGCAGTCTCCTTGGTCTGATTTTCAAGCTTGCGCGAACCGTCGACCGCTGACCGGGTGCCAGCCTTGGTCCGGTCTGTCAGCTTGATCAGATATTCGACGGTCCCGTCTGCCATTTTGCTAGCTCCCTGGCGCGGGCATCACCCACATGCAGTTGTCGCCGTTTCGCTGCAGCCATTGGCGCTGGGTCTCAGCACCAGCACCTGCGCACAATCGAGAGAGTAGCAGATCGAGCCATTGCGCGAGGATCGGATCTTCATCCGGTCGCACGACCCACCGGCTCGGAGTCTGCCCGTACCGTCTCGCCATCTCGTCCAGTTGATGCAGCAGCCTTGGATCTTTCGCGAAATCGTAGTGCACGCGCAGCCGCCTCTGCGTAGCTACCGATCCCGACTCCTGCGATGGTCCCGACATCATGCAGCGGCAGTCGACCGACCCAGACCCGCTTGGGATCGACCTCGATGTTCTCGTCTGCCTTCGCTAGCACGAGGATCACTGGCTCTGGCTCACAATCTGGCTGACGCATTTGAGAGACGGTCAGGCAGGCGATGATCTGCAGGTGCTGCAGGTCTGCCGTCACTGGCTCGCGCGATGGCTTGTCTTCACCATTGAGCCCAGCAACCAGCCCAAACAGCGTGGAAGCATGGGCGTCGAAGTCAGCAGGCGCGAGAGGATCGCACCCAAAGTCGAACCGGGTTCCGAGACCGTCAGTCTCCACCCAGGTCGGCTCGGTCAGTGCTGCAAAGTCGATCGGCATCAGGAAGCCAGCGCAGAGCTATCGTCGTTGACGACCACGAACTGCACCGGGGGATCGGTGCCATCGTCGCGAGGCTCAAAGATCGCAGTCTCCTCGTTGAGTCCGACTGACTGCGCGTTGATGACGACCGCTTCAGGCACGAGCGCATTGAACAGGTTGATGCGGACCTGGTCAGTGCCGTCGGTGAACGTGATGTCACCGTCGCTCTCGGTGCCTGCGGTCTGAGCATCAGCCCAGTTGTCATTCGTTTTGTACCGGGTCACGCTCAGTCGCGCGTTCCGAATGCCAGTGACTGCAGCGCCAGTGAGGCTCGACGATCCGAACCCGCGCAGGCCCTCGACTGCGTTTTCCAGATCAAGCGAGATGGAGCGCGGCGTGTAGTCAACGGAGTTCCACTGCCAGCGATTCGCCTGGTGGTAGATGACCGGGTTCTCGTGTGCCGACAGCGATGGCGTCGGTGCAGCGCCTGGTGTGCTGGACATCGCCACGAAGTTTATCGACAAGCGCATCAGGCCTGGAGTCTCAGCAGACAGCGTCGCGGATGTGACCCGAGCACCTGCGATGACGTCTCCACGCTGCAGCGCGCCGGAGCTAGAAAGCGTGTCGCGGGCAGTCCGCAGTGTGATCGATGGAGGCTCTGCGCCAGGGTTCAGTACGTGGGTGTACGGTCCCGATCCCGTGGTCGACCAAGTGCCACCGACGCAGGCCTGCAGAAATGAGGTCAGCGCACCGCCCTCGTAGTAGCAGATCACTTCGAGAGATCCCGAGACCTCGACCTGCTCTAGGTACCGTGCTTTCAGGTAGCTAGTCGTGCCGAGCGCAAGGTCATCGATCCGCGTGCGAGTGCTCGCGACGTTCAGACTGAGTGAAGCCAGACGCGCCCACAACGCAGCAGCGACTGCGGTGCCTTCGGTCGACTCGAATCCGATTCCTACAGCGGCATTTCTGCCCAGATATACAGCGGCCATGGTCAGGTCTCCTCGGCAGTTTGAGCAATGCGCAGTGCAGGGAACAGCAGCACTCGCGAGTATGAAGTGGTAACAGTGATCTCGTCAATATAGTCGGCATCGTTGACGCTGCCGGTGACCCACATGTAGACGATTGTGCGTCCATCGTATTCCGAGCAGCGCGTGTTGGCTGGCGTATTTCCTGAGTTGAACGCACTGCCGTCGTTGCGGGTAGCTACGGTGACGAAGGCGATGGTCTCTAGATCTGCGCTACCGTTGAGAGGCACCGCCTGCCGTTTGAGGTGCTCGGTCACATCGAACCCGATCCAGCCTGACTGCCCCGGTGGCCAGGCGTACCGACTGCGCGGCACATCCTCACCTACCGGTGGTGATTCGGCGCGGATGATGACTGAACCAGGCGCGGGTCTGCACGCGAGGACCGTTCCAATCTTGGCGCTGCTGACTGTGAACGATGAGGCAGTGTCTGTCGGGCTGGACTCGCCCCAGTACAGATACAGGATCACCGTCGCGTCTGCGCTGTCAGGAGTCCAGTCGTTGACCTCGAGGATTGCACTGCGCGCTGCGTGGTCCCACGTGTCACGCGACCAGGTCAGCAGGGTCGTCCCATCCGAATCGCAGACCTTGATGTCATGGCCATTCGTCGCGACGTTCGACCAGAATGCGCCCCAGTCAGACGGGATCGTGATGGCGACGTCGATGGTCGACGCGCCTCCGATGTTGTTGACCGTGACTGGTGCGCGCCACTGCGAATTTGCGTTGAACCACGACATGCTAAGTCCTCGACCAGAAAAGCTGCAGGGTCATCGCGACGTAGGCATCGCGACTGCGACCGTCGACCTCTGGGCCAGTCACGATCTCCGTATCGACCGAGAGGTCATGCACTGCTGCCGCACCCAGGTTGCGAGACGAGTGTAGCGCGAGGATGATGTCAGCTTCCAGATTGTTTGCTGCAGCTACCGCCGTGCCAGGCTGCGACCCTCCGGTCACGACTCCGAGCAGATCGATCGACAAGGTCTGCCCGTACTGCGAGAGGTCTGCGCCCTGACCGCCTCGCACATCCTGCCGACCTCCGAGGTAGAACGCGACGTATGGTCGGACCCGCGAGATCGGAGGACCGGCCAGATCTAGCTGCTCCACCTGACCCGTTCCGCTGAGGTCGTAGGTGTACGAGCCCGATCCATCGATCCCAGACAGCACCGTCGACAGCGCGCTCGCAATCGTGTTGCGGTTCGTCGTAGTCATCGCGCCTCTCCGGTGATGCTGCCTGGTACGTCCATCGCTACCCTAACTGCGTCATCCAGTGTGCGCGGCACCTCGCGACGGGTAGCTAGCCAGGCTTTCTGGGCAAACTTGGATGCGGGTATCGTCGTCTTTTTCCGCAGCCACCATCGCACCACCCCGTCTGCATTCTTCTTGTCCTCGATCAGTGCAGCCAATCCGAAAAACAAGTATTGGAAACGCAGTGGGTTCGGGTAGTCTCGTGGCGACGCGTAACGAGCAGCGCCGCCGGGCGTCTTCACGCTGTCGGTAGGAATGGCGAGCCACTTGGCCCTGACCGGTCGCACTACGCCACCCTGATCTTGAATGCGCGCATA